GGAACCGTCTATTCAACAGATAATGCAGACCAAGTCCCAGAAGCACTAACAGTAGTAGGGAATATATCTGGTTCTGGAGCATTAACAGTTCAAGGATCAGGATCCTTTGGAGGTCACGTAACTGCATCAGGTGTTATAAAAGCAAGTGGATCATTATTAGGAGCAGTTTATATAGGAGGAGTAGGTAGTCATATAACAGCTTCTGGTAACATAAGTGCAAGTTATACATCAACTGGTTCATTTGGTAGATTATTATCTCATACAATAGGTGGCTTAAGCCCTATATCTTTAACAGATAATACTTCAATAACTGGATCTTTAATTGTATCACAACATGTAACAGCCTCAGGAAATATAAGTGCAAGTGGATATATTTCATCAAGTCATATTGTAGGCCTCTCAGGTAGTTTCCAAAATATAGTGGTAACTGGATCAGGACTAGGAATGGGCTCAGGTTCATTTGGATATGTTTATGCACATACAGTAGAAATTCATAATCATGAAATAGTTGGAGGACAAGGATTATCAGTAATTGGAGTTTCAACAACATTAGGTACATCTGGACAAAATGATCAACCTGTTATAGTTTATGGAAATATAACCGGATCTAATTTATGGCTGAGCGGTTCAGGAGCTGCAGCTAATGGAGGAGGTCATATTTCTGCATCAAACATGACACTTTCAGAAAATTTAACTATACTAGGTGATATATCTGGTAGCTATATTAGTGCAAGTAAGGGATTCTGGACAGCTGGAGAGTATAGTGGAAGCTCTTTACACGTAGAAAATGGTATAAGTGGAAGCTACATTAGTGCAAGTAGAGGAATATATACAGCTGGACATATAAGTGTAATAGGAACAGGGTCCTTTGGAAGTCATATAACATCATCGGGTAATATAAGTGCAAGCGGGTATGTAACTGCAATGCATATAACAGCTTCAGGAAATATAAGTTCAAGTGGAAATTTATCAGTTACAGGTCATATGACCGCATCAGGAAATATAAGTTCAAGTGGATATGTAATTGCAATGCATATGACCGCATCAGGTAATATAAGTTCAAGTGGATATGTAATAGCACAACATGTAACAGCATCAGGTAATATAAGTTCAAGTGGATATGTAACAGCACAACACGTAACAGCCTCAGGAAATATAAGTGCAAGTGGATATATAGTAGCACAGCACATAACAGCATCAGGTAATATAAGTGGTAGTGCAACTTCAACATTAACTATTGGTGGGCTAGCTACTTTCGGAACCAGTACTGTTATAATAGATGGATCAGCAGGGCATATAACAGCATCAGGAAATATAAATGCTGGAGGTAATATAAGCGCAAGCGGGTACCTTTCAACTGAAACACACATAACAGCTTCAGGAAATATAAGTTCAAGTGGATATATAGCTGCAATGCATATAACAGCTTCAGGAAATATATCTGCAAGTGGAACAGGTTCATTTGATTATTTACACGTAGGTAATATAAGTTCAAGTGGATATTATATAGGAACTAATTATAGATCATTCTATATAGCTGCAGCAGGTATGACACCATCTATAACAAATGGAGCAGCTGCAGCAACAGTAGAAAAACCAGGAGTTGCTGGAACAGGTAACACATTCCATACAATTGATTATCTTTCATTCGATCATTTAGTAAATGAATATGCAAACTTCCAAGTAGCAATGCCTGATGAATGGGATCAAGGAAGCATTAAAGCTAAATTCTACTGGCAAGCAGCAGATACACTGGGCACGGTAGGTCACGACGATGTCAATTGGGGAGTAAATGCAACTTCACTGCAAAATCAAGATCTTATGTCAGGAGCAGCTTCAACATTCGTAACAGTAGCTGATAAAACTATTGCAAATCCTGAAAAATTACACATAACAGCACCTACTAGTGAAATAACAGTAGCAGGAACTCACAAATCAAGCTCTCTCGTATTCTTCCGAGTTCAAAGAGATGCAGCAACACCATTAGCAGCAACAACTCATTATTTGAATAAAGCTTATTTACTTGGTGTAGGTATTCAATACCGTGAAAGAGCACACGCAGAAATTCCTTGGTAGAGATAATAATATGAGAGCAACTGGTAGAGTTATAAGAACACGTAGGCCCCCGCTTTTAATGGTAGATCAATATTTCTTGATGGAGTAAGTGACTACATAAATCTCCAAGCTGTTTGTGATAAGACAGTGAGATATACTGATGGAGATCTTGGCCATTGTAGAGGTCGTAGATCTAACAATAAATCATGGCCAGCTGAACTGGATTTAGAGGGTTCTGCACATTGGGGAAGAGCACGGCTCTGGAAACATGCAGAGGCATGGGGCAGACCTGCAACATGGCAATTCTGGGTAAAATTTCCTGAAGAAACGTTTAAAAGTGTTATAGATAATTGGAATGGAGATAAAGACTTAAACAAGTTTATATTAAGAGAGAATTGTCAAGCAAGACAGAATAAAGAGGGACTTCATCCACATAGCGGGTATTCGATAGGATTACAAAGTAATACATCTGGTAGCGTTAGTCTTACTATGGGTCATGGAAAACATGGATCCGCAGCAGTAGAGCAACGAATTCTTCGTCAAGGGCACTCATTTCTAGCTCCAAATGAATGGTATCACCTAGTGTGTAGTTGGGATGGGTATGATGATACTGTAACACCGGAAAATGAAGGGTATAACGTCATTATGTATGCGAACGGAAAAACACGAGCTAATGTAACATTAAAATGTAAAGATCAAACTAGTACAGATGCATATGCTATTATCGGTATCACAGACTCAGTTGGCAAGAAAATGTTCTATTGGATAAATTTCGCATCATCAGGACCTGGAACAGTTGCAACAGGTGATACATTTACTACTGCAGTTAATGCTTCAGGTCTAGGACACTCTGCAGGTGATACAATAGAACAGGTCACTGTCATTCAAATCTATCAAATGGATGCAGTACACGCTGCAAGAGAAATAAAAGCTGGTATTGAGCATGAACATGGGCATGCAGGCTCAATTATTTGCACAGAATTTCAAGGTTATATAACTCTACAACAACAGACACCAGGTGATGCTGGTAATCAAGATATACAAACATGTGATATAGATAACTCTAGGAATTTAGGTTCAGTTTTCGAAGATAATGGAGAGATGATAGGTGTAACTCCTGGACAACAAGGAGGGACAAGTGCCGATACACAAGCTACATTTATAGATGGAGTTAATGGAGGAACAGGAGCAAATGTTACAGTAACACTTCAAGCACTTGATGGTACAGTAAAAGTATATGAGAGTGTTTTAACGAATGCTGCTAACAATGGTGACATATTAGCAAGTGGTAATATTGCATTTAGAGGAGCTTATACAATTGGTTCTACTAAGGCTTTAAGTTTTTTGGCTGCAGTAAATCATGCTAATGGTCATGCTGGTAAAATAACTGCAACCTCACTTGGTGCAACAGTTACATTAACTCAAGTAGTAATTGGAACTGCTGGGAATACAGCTGTAACCAATGGAGCAAACATTAGTAGTGTAACAACAGCAAATCCAAGTAACTTCAGTGGTGGTACACCTGGAACATCGTACCCTCTATCAGCTAGTTTTTCAAACGGAACAGATAAACAAGTAAATTTACAATCACAACTTGCAAGTTATCCAAAAAATGAATATCCATCTCCAACAGGAGAGATGCCTGCACTTCAACCAAGTGAGGCTTCCTTATTTACAGTCGGTAGCGTTGATGCTAACACTACACTTATAGGGAGAGACTCTGGACCACCAAATGAACATCTTAGTATGTATATATCAGAATTCGCTATGTGGGAAAACGAACTCCTCGATACAGACGATGTAACTGCATTATATAATAATGGAGCTCCATTAGCAGATATAACAAGCGACAGCGGACAATATGATAAATCTCAACCAAAAACTGGTTCTATGATTTTACCATTACATGGTATATCTAATGAAGATTCATTTAGAATTCAAGATGAAACTGGAAAATTCAAATGGTTCCAATTCAGAACAGGTGTTGCAGGTAGTATTCCCTATACAGACATAGGTAAAGGTGTTAAAGTAAACAATAATGCTCCCATACATCCTGGATGGAATCAAGAGTTTAACAGTATATCCAGCGAATTTAGAGTAGTATTTAATAATACTGCAGCTGCTTATATTACACCTGTAACAATCACATTAACATCAGTAAAAGGCAATCCTGCAGGAACAACCAAAACATATGAAGGTGTCCATGCAAACACAGGTAATGGCATATTAACAGCTGCACTCAACACATCATGGGTAAGTAATACATCTGGAGCAGCTGATAAAGCAGGAAATCTAGCAGCTGCTATAACAAGTTCAAATGGACACGGGTTATCTAAATTTTCATGTTCCATTGCAACAACACTTATTGCTAATGATACATTGATTATTAGTAATGTTGAAAAAGTGTTAGCAGATGATTGGGACGCTCAAGGTTACCCTGTAAGTATTGATACTAACACACCTTTAGGATTTACTGATTTGACTGCAAGTCAAGCAGGAGGAAATGAATTAAATCTTTCTGCTTCATTCACAGATACAGGAGCTTCACATAGGATTGCGATACCAATGGGTGGTCTCGCAGATGATGCAACTGTAGAATGGGCTACTAATCGTGGATATGAAGACTACATTAAATTAGCCGGAAGTATAACAGCATCAATACAACATAAGAATGCATTTAGAGAATCAATATCTTGTAGTATCGTGCATACAAATGCAGAAAATGAAACGGTAGATAATTCAGGAAATAATCAACCTGCTGTAAAACTACATATGATAAACGGAGGAGGTTTAGGTAATACACCGGTAGTGTACGGTCATGACACTAGTGTAGCAGCTTTTAGTAATGGTGAAGGAGATCATAGCGGATGGCCAGTTGTGGGACTTCCACACCATATGGTACCTACCCTTGCTAGTAATGGTAACCCACATGATTTTACCAGATTTTATTCAAGAGCTCATGAAGAAAAGAATGATCAAGAACCAAGCGTAGGGGTAAATAAAAGGTGGTACCATGAAGGAGCTAAATCTGAATCTTTCTCAGGAGGGGGTCTTCGATTAGTAGGGTGGTGGAAATGTGACGGTCCTGCTATAGATCCAAGAGATCAAAGAGTGAACGTTATAAGTAACACAGTAGCATCAAGTTCAATGATGGAGCAACCAAATCATAAATATGGGGATACATGTCACCATGCATTTTTTGATAATGGAACTACTAATATCCACGTTGGTAAATCGCACCGATATGTTAGAACCAATCCTGCAATGAATGTCGGCGGAACATGGACTGCAGACACTCCAAAAGCTTAATTATGTCAGAAAAATACCAATATATAATAATAACATCAGGTAGCCACACAGCTAATGAGTTAACTGAGTTTGATAATCATGCTATTAACTGGAGGGAATATGCTCGTTGGAATAGTGAAGATACTAAATATATTCTAAAATGTTCATTAACAACACCACAGTGCTTTAAAAGCCATACACGGTATACTAGAGATCAATTACATACTAGTGTATTAGGTAACAGTGAATGGAAAATCACGTCAATTATTAGTAGCGGATCAGTATAGTCAAGTCACTAGTAAATAATAGATCGCAACAATCTATTTGAATACTAACAAGATCATTAGAATACTGAGTATTATTATAATGGTTACAGAGTGTTTGAGCTATATTCTGGATATTTATTAAAGACTATATCGCAAGGTGTAGCATGTTCAAACAAGTAAAAAACAAAAAAATAGGAGTTTAAGTTATGGCAGAGCCAATCAAGTTTTCAGAAGAAGAAATGGGTAAGATCAAAGTAGTGCAAGAGCAGTATCAAGAAAAAACAGCAGTATTTGGACAGTTAAGTTTCCAAAAATTTCAAATAGAAAGACAGTTAGAAACAGCAACAAGCGCTGAAGTGTCATTAAAAAAAGAAATTATAGACTTAGAGCAACAAGAACGAACACTAGTAAAAGAACTAAATGAAAAATATGGTGCAGGCACACTAGACCCACAAACAGGGGAATTCAAACCAGCACAATCATAAATTAAACGTAGGAGTTAAAAAATGGCAGAAAAAATCGTTAGCCCAGGTGTATTTACAAGAGAAAGAGACTTATCTTTCCTTCCAGCAGCTATTGGACAAATAGGTGCAGCAGTAATAGGTCCAACAGTAAAAGGACCAGCATTCGAACCAACTATTATTGAATCTTTTAAGGAATTCGAACAAGTATTCGGCCCTAAAACTAAAGAATCATATGTACCTTATACTGTTGAACAGTATTTGAAAAGTGCAGGTAAAGTAACAATTGTAAGAGTTTTAGGCTTATCAGGATATACCGCTAAGTGTGTAAGAATTGAAGCTGTAACTGGACCTAACAATGTAGGTGTTGCAGCAGTATCTCGACATACTAGAACAGTAGGTGCTTTTCACGCATCACAAGTTGATGATGATGCTGTATTTCTAGCAACTGGTAGTAATGAAACTGAAGGAACAGAATTCTCACAACAACAAACAGGATCTGCATTTTTACTATTCTTAAGTGCATCAGTAGCAGGATATAATGCAGCTACAAACACTACAGTTGGAATTACAGGTCACGTAGTACGAAATTCAGCTGCTGGTACTGACGTTGGAGGAGCAAATCCTTCTGATGGAGGAGCTCGAACAGGAGCAACAGCTTACTCAATGTCATTAGATCCAGCTAGTGCAAAATATGTAACAAAAGTATTTGGTAAAACACCAAAAGACAGAAATAAACCTTTATTTACTTGGATCTGGTTCGGAACACACGCTTCAAGATCAAATGCAGCTTCAGCTGAACATAACGTAACTTCAGTAACAGTAGCAGGAGGTAGAGAGATAGATTATAATCATAAATATTCTACAAATAAGAATGAATTAGAAGCAAGAACACCTTGGATCCAATCGCAAAAAATTGGAGGCAACACTTCAGAATTATTTAGGATACATAGACGTTCACATGGTACAGCAACAAGCTGGGAATTTAAAATTGCAATTGACAATATTAAAGCAGCAGGAAGTGTAGCAGGAAGTGATTACGGTTCATTCTCAATAAGATTACGACGAGTTGATGTAGATGGTACTATTAACGCACAATTAACTCCATTCGGAGGATCAGGTGATACAGATAGAAGACCAGATATTATAGAACAATGGAATAATGTAACGTTAGATCCAAACTCACCTAATTTTATCGCAAGAGTAATTGGTGACAAGTATCAAAAGATAGATGCAAATGGAAAAGTAACAGTATTAGGAGACTATCCAAACTTATCAAGACATGTATGGGTAGAAGTACCAGAAGAAGTTAAAGATCAAGGTATTTCACCTAATTTAGTACCATTTGGATATGCAGCATTAACTGATCCATTACCAACAGGAGGTACCGGATTTACAGGTGCACCTTCAGCATCTATTATTGGACAAGGAGCTAGAACTGTAAAGAAAAGAACACAAATATTAGATAATGTATATAACAAAGCAGTTTATTACGGATTCGATTATTTAGAACCAGATAACCACAATTACTTAAGACCAGTTCCTAAAACAAATTCTGGAGTAGGACAAAACGTAGCATTTAACTTAAGTAATGAGAAACAACATCCATCAGCTTCATTAAATGCAACTGGCACAGATGAAACAGCAATTACACCAGGTGGATCAACAATTAACTTATCAACTAAGAAATTTATAGTACCATTCCAAGGTGGATTTGATGGATATAATCCTTCAAGATTTGTTGCATTAGATACACACATCTCAGCAGCAAATTTATTTGGATATGATTTATCAACAGCTGAAAAAGATGGTGCACTTGCTTATAAGCGAGGAATTAACGCAGTATCTAATCCAGATGAATATGATATCAACATGATGGTAACTCCAGGTGCTAATCACAGATTACACTCAGTAACTACTACACATGCTAAAAACACTTGTGAAGATAGAGGAGATGCATTCTACGTAATGGATGCTGCAGCATATGGTGACTCAATTAACACTGTAACAAATACAGTTAAAGCATTTGATTCAAATTATGCAGCAACATATTACCCATGGGTTAAGATATTAGATACAGATCTTAATAAACCAGTCTGGGTACCACCATCAGTGGTAGTTCCAGGAGCAATAGCATTTAACGACCAAGTAGCATTCGAATGGTTCGCACCTGCAGGATTAAACAGAGGTTCTTTAACTGAGGTAATTGAAACAGCAGATAGAGTAACACATGAAGAACGAGATGATTTATATGAAGGTAGAGTAAATCCAATTGCTACATTCCCTGGACAAGGCGTATGTATCTGGGGTCAGAAAACACTTCAAGGTAAACCATCTGCTTTAGACAGAGTAAACGTAAGAAGATTATTAATTGCTGTTAAGAAGTTTATTGCATCAGCTACTAGATACTTAGTATTTGAAAATAACACAAACGCAACAAGAAATAGATTCTTAAACATAGTTAATCCTTATCTAGAATCAGTACAACAAAGACAAGGATTATATGCATTCAAAGTAATAATGGACGCAACGAATAATACACCAGACGTAATTGATAGAAATCAAATGGTAGGTGAATTATTCTTACAACCAGCAAAAGCAGCTGAGTTCATTGTACTAGACTTTAACATTTTACCAACAGGTGCAGCATTCCCTGAATAGAAATAACAATAAACTAGGAGTATAGAAATGGCAGAAAAAATAGTTAGCCCAGGTGTATTTACGAGAGAAAGAGACTTATCTTTCTTACCAGCAGGTATTGCACAAATAGGAGCCGCAATTATAGGACCAACAGTAAAAGGTCCAGCATTTGAACCAGTAATAATAGAATCATTCAAAGAATTCGAACAAGTATTCGGTCCAAAAACTTTAGATAGTTACGTACCATATACAGTTGAAGGGTATTTGAAGAGTGCAGGTAGAGTTACTGTAGTTAGAACACTTGGCTTAGGAGGGTATACACCAGAATTGATTGGTATTACATTAGCTGGAGCAAATGGAGTTGTTGCAGTAGCAAAAATAACATTTACAGGCCAACCGCAAGATGATACTATTAGTTTAGATATTACAGATGCAGCAGGAACTTTAAAGAATTATATAGCTGCTTCTTCTGAAATTTTAGCAGCTAATAAGTTTACTAGAAATGATTCAGATGTAGCAGTAATAGCAGCTTCGCTTAGAGATTGTATAAACAATGCATCAGGTCACAATGGTACGTTAACCGCAGCTGCTGCAGCAGGAGTTGTAACAATAACTAACACAGCAGTGGGTGTAGCAGGAAACACAACTATTGCAGTTACAGCAGCAAACAATTCAACGGGTGCTACTATGTCTAATACAACTTTAACGCAGCAATTTACAGGTGGTGTTGATCATGATTTACTAGATTCAGCTAACAATGAAGTAGTTGCAGTTCTACATCCAACACAAGTAGATCCAGATGCAAAATTTGCTTCAGCATTAACTACTGCTACTTCTAATTGTGCAATACAATTAAAGAATGATGATTACACTAGCACTACTGTTTTTGCTTCAGGTCAAACATTAGACGCAACACACGGACATACATATTCAGGATCAATAGATACAACAGCTGAAAATTGGTTAGGTAATGTATTTGGAACTACACCTAAATCAAGAATTCAACCAGTATATAATTATATGTTATTTAAGAATTATGCATCACGATCATTTAGTGATGATTCAACGTTAACTACAGCAATCACAGATAGTGTATCTAATGCATTCGCAACTAACTACGCACAGAAAGACGCATACGAAGCAAGAACACCTTGGATTGTATCACAAGATCAAGGTACTTACTTGTCAACATCAACGACAAAATTATTCAAATTTCATACTAGATCACACGGAACATCTACTAACTATCAATATAAAGTTGCAATCTTAAATATTAAGGCTGCAGGATCAGTACCAGGTTCAGATTACGGTTCGTTTTCTGTACAAATTCGTAGAGTAGATATAGACGGATCAATTCACGCTGGAAATAGCCCTTATGCAGCGTCAGGAGATAGAGATTTAAGCCCACACGTAGTAGAGCAATGGAATGCATTAACATTAGATCCTAACTCACCTAACTTTATTGCTAGAGTGATTGGTGATAGATACCAAAAAATTGATACAGAAGGTAAACTAACAGTTTATGGTGATTATCCAAACTTATCAAGACATGTATGGGTAGAAGTACCGGAAGAAGTTAAAGATCAAGGTACTTCACCTGATTTAGTACCATTCGGATTTGAAGCACTAGTACAACCAATAGTAGAAGCAGTCGGATTTATGCCAACTGCATCTTTTGTAGGACATACTAACACAAGTGTAGAACGTACAGCAGGTGGAACGGCAACTAGTCACAACCTTAAGAAAACACAAGTAGCAGATAACGTATATAATAAGAAAATATATTACGGATTCGATTATACTGACACTGATAACTACAATTACTTATTACCATTACCATCTTCAGCAACATCAGTTGGTAACAATAAGCACTTTAACTTATCACACTGTTCACAACATCCATCAGCTTCATTAAATGTATTAAATGAAACGTTAATCACACCAGATGGTGCAACTATTAACCTTACAACTAAGAAATTTATAGTACCATTCCAAGGTGGATTTGACGGATTAAATCCAGCACGATACATTGCACGTGATACTAATATTAGTGCAGCTAACATGTTAGGATTTGACTTATCAACAGCAGAAAAGGATGGTTCTAAAGCATTCAAAAGAGCTCTTAATGCAGTGTCTAATCCAGACGAATATGATATTAACTTAGTTGTAACACCAGGTGCTAATCACAGATTACACTCAGTAGTAACTACTCACGCTAAAAATCTTTGTGAAGATAGAGGAGATGCATTATATATTATGGATGCTGTAGGAAAAGATACAACAGCTATATCATCTGTTACTAATACAGTTAAATCATTAGACTCTAACTATACAGCTACTTACTGGCCATGGGTTAAGATACTTGATACTGATAAAAATAAACCAGTTTGGGTACCACCTTCAACAGTAATAGCAGGTGTAATATCTAAAAACGATCAAATAGCATTTGAATGGTTTGCACCAGCAGGATTGAACAGAGGTATGTTAACAGAAGCAATAGATGTACCAACTAGATTAACTCACGCAGAGAGAGATGATTTATATGAAGGTAGAGTAAATCCTATAGCAACATTCAAAGAAGGAATTACAGTTTGGGGTCAAAAAACATTACAAGCTAAACCTTCTGCACTTGATAGAATTAATGTAAGACGATTATTAATTGCAGCGAAAAAATTCATATCATCAGCTACTAAATATTTAGTATTTGAAAACAATACTAATGCAACAAGAAATAGATTCTTAAATATTGCTAATCCATACTTCGAAAGTGTACAACAAAGACAAGGTCTTTACGCATTCAAAGTAATAATGGATGGTTCAAATAATACTCCAGATGTAATTGATAGAAATCAAATGATCGGTGAGATATTCTTACAACCAGCAAAAGCAG